GTGCTGCCTTGGCAATACTACATGGTGCGTGATGCAAGAACTGTGTACAGCCTGTGCCCAGGGCTCGACACTTATCCAGCCAGCCATCATGCCTTGGAAGACTGCCGGCGGCAGATCGATCTCTTATGGGACACGCTGGAATACTTGAAAATACGGGAGTTGAAATAACAGAAATTTGGTAATATTAGTAAATATAGGTGTAGTTCGCGGAATTGGGGTTCCCAACTACTCTAATGCTATGAAGGAGCATCAGCATGGATATTTACTATGTTTACGCATATCTGCGAGAAGATAGCACACCTTATTATATAGGTAAAGGTAAAGGTTCTCGAGCATACAAAGATCATCGTAGATCCAACGGCACCAATCTATTACCCAAGAATAAAAACAATATAAAAATCATAGCACATAGGCTTTCGGGACACGAAGCATATTTGCTTGAGCAAAGACTTATCAAGATTTATGGGCGTAAAGATTTAGGAACTGGAATACTTCGTAATAGAGCCGATGGCGGCGAAGGAAGAACCGGCCCAATTACGTACAGTGATGAGTCTAAAAAAATTCGAACTGCAAAAATGGCCGGGGATAAAAACCCATCGAAGCGACCCGAGGTTAGAGCAGCAAAGCACGCAACAATGACAAAGTTTTGGCAAAATAATCCAGAAAAAAAGCAAAATATTAGATCCAGAATGTCTAGTACAAGTAATCCAAATAATATAAAATTAAGTTGTTTACAATGTAAAAAAGAAACAACATTGCCAATCTTCGGAAGAGATCATAAGCATGAATAATAAAAGGCTTGTAATTGGGGTCTGTGGATTTGCCGGGTCAGGCAAAGACACGATTGCTGACTATCTTGTCAATGTACACGAATTTCGTCGAGAATCATTTGCTTCATCTCTTAAAGATGTAGTATCAATGGCGTTTCGCTGGGATAGAGAAATGCTCGAAGGGAAAAGCAAAGAAAGTCGGCGATGGAGAGAGGAAGTAGATTCATGGTGGGCAAAAAAGTTAGAAATTCCGCATTTAACACCTCGTTGGATATTACAATACTGGGGCACAGACGTAATTCGTAATGCGTTCCACGACAATTTCTGGATCGCTAGTCTTGAAAACAAACTACGTACAGCCCAAGATGACGTGGTCATCAGTGATTGTCGCTTTCCCAACGAAATTAAAGCTATTAGATCCCAAGGAGGTGTTGTGATCCGTGTGGTGCGTGGTGCCGAGCCTGAATGGTATTCCTTGGCTGAACAGGCCAATCTCGGCACTGATGGAGCCGCGGTAATGCTTCAAAGCATGGGAGTACATGCCAGTGAAACTGCTTGGATTGGCACGGACTTTGACCGTGTGCTTGATAACAACGGAACCCTAACAGATCTCTACGATCAAGTCACTGGTCTGGTTCAAGATCTCCGCGACGCCAAGGCAGATCTAGCCGCGTGATCTCCTGTATGCAGTTCAGGCACACAGTCTTGAGATTGCGTAGTTCTGCATCTGTAAGATCACCGTTGACATGCCATACTGTAAGTTGGCTGGGGTGCCGGGCACGGAATCCACAACGATCGCAGGTGGCCTTTTTCCGATAACCTGAGGCCTGCCATCTCGGCACTCCGGGTTTTAATTTTCGACCACGACGGATGCAGGCATTACATCGACTGCGATAGTAGATTTTGTCATGGTGATAGCCATTGATGGCAGCAGGCTGCTTGGCACATACCTTGCATAGCGGTCTCATACGACTACTTATCACTGCAGGCCTTAATTAAGGCACCTGTAAACCGCACTCTTTGACGGCTATCTATAAATATAGGTATGGAAAAAGTTAATTTTGTTATCTATAAAACTATCAATGTTGCCAATGGAAAATATTATATTGGCAAGCATAAAACCGTTGATCCAGATGACAATTATCTTGGTAGCGGTGTGGCATTGACATCGGCTATAAAAAAATATGGTGTTGACAGTTTTGTAAAAGAAATATTGTTTGTGTTTGACAACAAGTATGACATGGACAAGAAAGAATCTGAATTGGTGACAGAGTCAGTAATCAATGATCCATTGTGTTATAATATTGCATTGGGAGGACAAGGTGGCAATCTTGGACCAGAGGTCAATAAAAAAATTGGTATTAAAATGTCGCAAATTCTTAAAGGAAAACCCAAGTCTGAACTGCACAAAAATGCATTGAAAAATACGGAATTTGCAAAGACCTACAAACCAACCAAATTCACAAAAAACAAAATTCAGCAGACAATTTTAGAAACCTGGCGTTTGATGCCGCCCGAATTAAGAAAGATTAAATGCGGTAAGCCAGGCGAAAAAAATTCATTCTACGGCAAACAACACCGATCTGACTCTCTGAATAAAATGAGGGCAACCATTGGGGATAGCAGAAAAGGATCTAAAAATCCAAATGCAAAACCAGTTACAGTGTATGGAAAATCCTACACAACTCGCAAAGAATGTCTGGAAGATCTAGGCATTACTAAGAGAAAATTACAAAGAATATTAGGAGAAATATAATGGCCTTAGTGAGCCCTGGTGTAGAAGTAACCGTCATAGACGAATCCAACTATATTCCTGCGGCCACCAACTCGGTGCCGTACTTCCTGATCGCTACGGCACAGAACAAGATCTCCGGTACAGGAGTGGGCGTGGCAGCAGGCACACTGGCAGCCAACGCTGACAAGGTGTACCTCATAACCAGCCAGCGAGATCTGTCAGCCACGTTTGGTGTGCCATTCTTCTACAAGACATCCGCGGGTACTCCCATCAATGGCTATGAACTCAACGAATATGGATTGCTGGCTGCCTACTCGGCCTTGGGCATTTCCAATCGTGCTTATGTACAGCGTGCCAACGTGGACCTGGCAGAACTCACAGCCACCCTGGTTCGACCCACAGGATCGCCCGCTGATGGCACCTACTGGTTTGATACCACAGCCACATCCTGGGGCATCTTCCAGTGGAATCAGACCACTGGTGCGTTCACGGTACAGACCCCCATTGTGATCACTGACAGCACACAACTCACTGGCAGTGAACCTTTGACATCAGTGGGCAACATTGGTGACTACGCTGTGAACGCTCTCAATGCCAACAATCCAGTGTACTACAAAAATCTCGACAACGCCTGGGAATTGGTAGGGTCTGATGCTTGGAAACTGAGCTGGCCCACGGTACAGGGTGCCAACAGTGTGACAGGATCAGCACTCACACAAGGCAATGTTATCATCATCAATGGCACCACGGTCACAGTGGGTGCCACTACCACGCTGGCTGCCTTGGTCACTGCTATCAACTCGGCTGCCATCGCTGGTGTCACAGCAGAAACCAATCTCACAAGAACCAGCAACAAACTATGGTTGTATGCCGACGCTGATGCAGAAAGCGACGGATCATCCGCAGAAGGCGGCATCATCAACATTGATTCGGCCAGCACCGCAGGCTTGTTGACCACGCTGGGCATCACGGCCACCAGTTATCTGGCACCGGCCCTGCAGCAGAGCCCCAACTTCACAGTGCCACGCTGGCGTACCACCGATGTGGGTGGCGGCAGACCCACTGGTTCCATCTGGAACATGACCACGGCAGTGAACCAAGGTGCCGATTACATAGTGAAAAAATACAGTGCTGCCCTGGGCATATTCGTGGCACAGCCATGCCCAATCTACGCCAATGATCAGAGTGCCAATCAGGCCCTGGATCCAGCAGGAGGCGGACGCAACATCGCGGCTGGAGCCACTTATGCACAGTTTGACAGTGACCCCGAAGATGCCACGGATGAATACAACAACACCTTTACCACGGCTATATTTGAAAGGCTTGTGACAGGTCCCACAGTGATCACCGGTGACGATACCACGCCCACGTTCACTGCCTCAGAAACATTTACCATACAATACAGCACAGCCAACAGCACTGCTCTCAGCACAGCAGTCACGGTCACAACCACGGGCACAACAGCAGCGGCCTTCGTTGCAGCAGTATCAGCCGCCCTGCCTTCGGGCTCACCGGTATCGGCCTCGGTATCATCGGATGGTGCCATAGTGTTCACACACAGTTTAGGTGGCGTTATCGTGTTGGATGGCGGCAGCCTGTCAGGCGGTCCGGTGTTTGACGCAGGCATGATAGCCTACGATGCCACAACCCAAGATGGAGTGTTGGGCATCAGGCAACAACCTGGCACGGCCACTGCCCTGTTGCTCAGCAACTGGGTGGCCTTGACCTATACCGCCAGCGATAATGCACCCAGCCAGGACCCTGCCGACGGACGCCGTTGGTACTATTCTGCCGTGGATGAAGTGGACATCATGATCCAGAACAATGGCAGTTTCGTGGGCTATCGCACTGTCAGCAACGACGTGCGTGGTTTCAATCTCACACAGACTGATCCTGCTGGACCCATAGTGTCTGCTTCTGCACCCACAGAGCAGAGCGATGGTACTGCCTTGGTCGAAGGTGACATCTGGCTCAGCACTGCCAATCTAGAACTGTATCCCTTGATCTATCGCTGGCAACTCGTGGATGGGGTGCTGCAGTGGGTGATCATTGACAACACTGATCAGACCACGGAAAATGGCATCCTGTTCGCAGATGCACGCTGGGCTCCCAACGGCACCACCAATCCCATCACTGATCCTGAACCCACCATCACCAGCCTGCTGTCAAGTTCATACCTAGACGTGGATGCACCTGATCCTGCACTGTATCCGGAAGGCATGTTGCTGTTCAACACACGCAGATCAGGATTCAATGTCAAGGCCTTTGAGTCGGATTACTTCAACGCCACGGACTTCTCTTTCGATGCTTACTCGGCCACCACGGCCTATGTGCCTGGTGACAAGGTCAACTTCAACTCTGTGTTGTATGTGAACATCCTGGCCAGCACCGGCAACGCACCCACAAATACCACTTACTGGAGTCCGTTGGAAACCAATACCTGGCTCACTGTTAGTGGCAATCGTGCCAATGGATCGCCATACATGGGACGGCAAGCAGTACGCCAGATCGTGGTGGCGGCCATGAAGTCCGCCATCGACACACAGGACACCCTGCGTGAAGAACAGGTTGAGTTCAATCTCCTGGCCACACCACAGTATCCAGAACTGATCCCCAACATGGTGGCACTCAACAACGAGCGGTCAAACACCGGCTTTGTCATAGGCGACACACCCTTGAGGCTGCCGCCAGAAGGCACTGCCATCACGGCCTGGGCTACCAACTCAGCCGGCCTGGGCTCAGACACCGAAGATGGTTTAGTCACTTCAGATCCTTACTTGGCCACGTTCTATCCTAGTTGCCAGACCACGGATCTCGGCGGCAGCCAGGTGGTACAACCGCCCAGCCACATGATGGTTCGCACCATCATCCGTTCGGACGAAGTGAGCTTTCCATGGTTGGCACCCGCAGGTGTGCGTCGCGGCGTGATCGACAATGCTGAACGCATTGGTTATATCAACGGCCAGACCGGAGAATTTGTCACAATAGCCACGGGTCAGGGCATACGTGATGTGCTGTACACCAACAAGATCAACCCCATCACATTCATACCTGGTGTGGGCATCACCAACTATGGCAACAAGACCGAGTCTGCTGTGACTTCGGCCTTGGATCGCATCAACGTGGCACGCTTGGTGGCATTCCTGCGTGGACGACTGGAAGAGATCGGCAAGACCTTTGTGTTTGAGCCCAACGATCAGATCACACGCAACGAAATCACCAATGCCATCGACGGACTCATGATCGATCTAGTGGCCAAGCGTGGTATCTACGACTACCTGGTGGTGTGCGATGAATCCAACAACACACCCGCACGTATCGATCGCAACGAACTGTATGTGGACATAGCCATCGAGCCTGTGAAGGCCGTGGAGTTCATCTACATCCCGCTGCGGATCAAGAACACTGGCGAGATCAGTTCAGGACAGGTAGCGTCATCGGCCACCGTCTAACGGCATCGCTAGACAGGAAAATGGGGGCCATGACCCCCATTTTTTTTGGCCTCTGACGCCATAAATAATTGCATCAAGGAGAACAAGATATGGCCGTTTCATCACTCACAAGAATGACGGTGCCTTTGGCAAGCGATCAGAGC